CGCGGATATCTGAAGGGCTGGCGGAAATAAGCCACCTCCAGATGCCGGCGATCAGAGGGTCTTTTTCGATGAGAAAAATATCTTTCTCGGGATAACGAAGAGAGTAGCCTGCTGCCCCAGCGAAGGGCTCGATAATCACACCGTGGCGGGGAGACGGATACCGTGGCGCGATCCGCCACTTGCCGCCAAAGTACGTCCAGAAAGGGCGAAGAGATTTCACAAATCGTACTCCCGGACTTCAGGCATACCGAGCGCGCGGCGGGCCGCGTTGCGCACTTCGTGCGTGACCGCGTGCGCCAGGTCGTCAGGGTTGAGCAGCCGGCGCGCGAATGCCGCAAGGTCGATCAGAGGTTTCGTATCGCTACGCAGTGGCGCGTAGAGGCCATTGGGTGAACCTAAGACAGGGAGGGGATCTTGCGCCTGCTGTTGCGCGGCTTGGCTCTTCAAACCGGTCATTTCGTCAAAGCGCTTAATACCTAGGTGCTGATGCAAGTCGTGGATCTTCACCGCTCCGTTGTCCATCCGCTTCTCCAGTGCTTCAATACGCTTCACCGCCAACCGGATCGCGTCATCCATAAACATCCGCGCGCCAAAGAACTCGCCAGCTTCCATTACTTTCTCCTTTTCATCGCCTTCATAAGAACTTCCTGCACCGTCGCCTTGCTTTCAAGGCGCTCCAATACGTCGAAGTCCACCGTATCGTTTGCCAGTATGTAATGAATGAATACCGGCCTGTCATGCCCTGCCTGCAACTGGCGGACAGGGCCTATCCGCTCGATGATCTGTTGGTGCTCTTCAAGATTCCAGTTCACCGAGAAAAACACGAGGATGTTGCCACCATCCTGTAAGTTAAGACCGTGGCCAGCGCTAGCAGGATGAGCAAACAAAACCGGAATTTTCCCCGCGTTCCAGCTTCTAATAGTTTCTGGATCGGAATCAAGCACGCGGCCGCGAGGAAAAGCGGCGCGCAGACGATGCAGATCATGCTTAAAATGATATGCCACGAGAACAGGCGCACCGCCGGCCTCTTCGATAATGTCGTCAAGTGCCGCAATCTTGGCATCGTGAACCTCCGTCCAGTTTTTCGATTCGTCGGTATAGATCGCGCCGTTTGCGAGCTGGAGGCACTTCTGCGTCTTGCTAGCCGCGTTTAGCGCTTCAATCGCTGTCGGACCAAGATGCCCTTCCAGTTCGAGGAACATTTTCTTTTCCATGTCCCGATACTGCTGGCGCGCCTTGTAAGGCAGGTCCACCTTTATCCGGTTCGTGATCGGCTCGGAGAGATTGAAGTAGTCCTTCGCATCCAAGGATAAGCAAACGTCGGATATCAGTGTCTGTATCTCCGCTTGCGCGAGTTCCAACGGCTCCAAGCCGAAACCATCGTAGCTCTTGCGAAACCATCGATCCGAAAAGGCGCTGAAGGATTTCCCAAGTCTCTGGCCCCCATCTACGAACCACATGAGGCCCCATAAATCCTTCAGCCCATTTGGCGCAGGCGTCCCGGTCAGACCTATCCATCTCTCTACCTTTTTGTGTGCGACTTCCGCGAGTGCCTTTGCGCGCTTCGTACCTTGGCGCGTGCGAAAGCCTTTGAGTTTCGTTACCTCATCCGCGACAATCGTTTTGAACGGCCAGGGGCGAGGGTTATACTTATACCAGTCTACGAGCCACGGTACGTTCTCATAGTTGGTGGTAAATATCGCGGCGTCCTCGCGCAGAGCGAGCGCACGTTGAGCCGCTGTGCCGGTAACCGTGGCGACAGGAAGGTCAAGATTCCATTTCTTGACCTCATCAGGCCACGTACTTTGCGCAACCCGGAGCGGCGCGAGTACGAGCGTAGGCCCGTCGTCCACAAGCCTGAGATGAGACAGCGCTGTGAGTGTCGATACAGTCTTACCGAGACCCATCGGTACGAAAGCATTGCACCTCTCTTTATCGAGGATGTGATCAATGATCAGCTGCTGATAGGGGCGGAGTTCCACTACTCCCTCCACAGGGCGACAAACAGCAGGAACGCACCCCAGCCTACGTAGCCGCCGAGAGCGTGCCCGAGCAGCGATGACCCAATAATGGCGAGCAATGTCGTAAAAAACCACATTACTTAAACCCCGATTTCCAGAGCGCGCCTAGCGTGAAGCCGACGCCAAACGCGATCCACAAGGCACCAACCACTAACAGGTGGATGTCTACAGTCATATCGGCACCCTTGTGAAAAAATAGTCAACGGCTTCTTTACTGTCGATCACGAACACGTTGCATCCTGCCTTAAGCAGCTTCGAGACTTCGCGCGCCTGATCAGGCCGTAAACACTTACCCGGCGCTTTAAGCTCTACAAAAGCCACCCATCCGCCGCCGAAAACTGCGATACGGTCAGGCACGCCCTTATGGCCGGGGCTCACGAACTTGCGTTGCAAGCCCCCGGCTTCGCGTACGCGCCGGATGAAATACTGTTCGATTTCGCGTTCACGCATCAATCAAGCCCTGTTTCAGGTTTGGCGGTGCGCACCTTAGCTGCCATTTCTTCAAGCGTTTGCGCCAGAATTTCGCGCCTGCGCGATGTCTTTGGCAGCCATATCGTCACGGCACTTCTGTCGTCATCACCTGCGCCATGGTGCAACATCGTCGAGGAATGAAGCATCAGTTGAACGGCGCTATAAACGACACCGGTATCGGCTATCTTCTCAATCGTCTTTACTTCATCCGTCAATTCTTGCGAATACACATTGATTCTCATCATCCCCTCCACCAAAATTCAACTGCGTAAATCACACCAACGACGAGCACGCCAACAATTGCGCACAGCCGTTCGTGGCGCTTGCAGACCGCGATAGGCGTATCGAGCTTCGCGTAAGGCCCGAACGCTTCGTTCATCGTTCGCGGGATTGGCCGATAGTTTTTGTCGCGCATGAAATCTCCTTTGTTTCGAGCACTATAGCAGTTGCAAAACGAAATTGCTACTCCTTCCTGTACCTGTACCCTTCGAATCCGGCAGCAGCGAGGGGCAGATCGGGAGCCCACGTCGGGTTGGTCGCGAGCAGCGCAGACAGGTGCTGCGGATTGAACTCAGGTCTACCAGGCGCGTAGCAGATATCCTCGTCATGCACTGGCAGCTTGATTTCGTAACCGGCTTCGACAATGCGAAATGCGTTTGCCTTGAACACATCGCGAGCCACGGCCTGGGTCATGTTTTCGACCAGTTTGCCGCCGTACGTGGAAAGGCGTTGCCACTTACGCGAGTACTGATTCAGGCCCATGTAGCTTATCTTGTCGCCGTTGCGCGGCGCAGGATACGACAAGGAACGGCCGGAAGGCAAAATGATGCGGAGCCAGTTGCCTTTTCGGACGGCCTTGCAGCGGTATATGTTAGTCTCTCCTTCCGTTTCTATCGCGGATGCGCAGGCGTTCTCAGTTTTCGCCCAAAGATTTTCGATGTGCGGGTGTGCGCGCCTCCACAGGCGCTTAAGTGAATCGCACATCATGAACGTTTCAGGCAGCAGGCCGAACGTGGGACGCTTCTTTTCAATCGACCATTCGTAGCAGTTCTCTGCCTCTGCCCAAACGTCAGCCGGTATATCCGCGTCCAGTGCGTCCAGATCGATACCGTAAGTAGCCGCCCCCGTCACGAAAGCGCCTACCCCGCCCTGATAGGCCAGGAACAGTTCCATAACCTTCCCGACTTGCCGTTGCTGCTTCGTGACGGTCTTAGGGTCTACCTTGAACGCCTTGCCGTAAGCGACCTTGTACAGGTCCTCGCCGATCCCCGCATCGTAATCGCGGAACGCCTGGAGCTTCCACTCTTCGCCAGCCAGCCATGCGACTACACGCCCTTCGATGTTCGACAGGTCAGCGACTACCAGTTTCTTGCCTGGCGGTGCGATGATCACGCCGCGCATCGCGTTCGCGCACAGGTCCATCACGTTGTCCGTCACCAGATCCGCGCAACCTGCCTTGATCGATTCGATACCTGTCTCGATCACGTCGGCGGGCAGCGTGGGGCGCATCAGGTTCTGTGGCTGAAACAGGCGCCCAGCGTCGCGCCCGGTGCGCCCTGCACCGGAGAACTGGATTATTCCGCGCAGGTATCCATCGCTCGAAGTAGATCGAATAACCCTTTTATACTTTGAGACGCTGCTCGTGCTAGCCATCAACCTTATAGAAAGAAGCTCGCGTACCCCGTCTGGTAAAGAAGGGTCCAGTAAGCGTCGTTCCAGGGTGTCGGCTCGCATGTCCGGCAAGCTGACTCCATGCTCGGCCAGTATGTGCTCAAGCAGCTTGTCTCTTTGCGTTGCCGAAGTGACTGCTCCATCCGTCGCTTCGCTAACATCGCTTGCAAGCTGGGCTTGCGCAGCGTCAACCGCTTCGATGGCTTTAGCAGCAAGAATCTGGTCAACGTACACTCCTTCGTTGTTGATCCGCTGATCAAGTTGCCAGAGCTTCAGTTCGAATTCGTTATTCGGATAATTCCACTTTGGCATTTTCTTGTGCAGTTCGCGCATCGAAGTGATATCGCTCTTCGCGTACTCGATGAACTCTGCCCACTCCGCCGGATGCGTTTCGCGGGTCTTGCGCCGCAACTTCTGGTTGGCGGGTTGCGGCATGCAGAACATGCGGATGAGCTGGCGCCCACGCTTGTCCTTTGCCTTGTCCGCGTCCAGCCTGAAGATATCGCAAAGCGTGGCTAGCGAACCGGGTAAGCCGTGGCATAAGGCCTGGACCATCGTGTCGCGGTGCTTCTTTGCCGGCATGTGAAACCGGCCGTGGTGCTTCCAGATAACGTTATCGAACATGGCGGAGTTATGGCCCCAAAATTCATCCGCTTCGTTCACCGCGTCGATCAGGCCATCAGGGAACAAAACGGATTCCGTTAGATCCCAGCACTTAACCGGGCCGTCATCAACAGCCCACGCGAACAGCAATACCTCTGCCTTCTCCGCGTACCGGTGCGCGCCATCGTTGATTGGGGTTTCGGAGTAGGTTTCTAAATCCCACCAGAGTTTCACGGAAGCACCTCGTAATCCGCTTCGAACCAAACCTCATCTTTCTTTTTCTTGAAGCGCAGCACCCACCATACTTCAAACTCCGAACCGACGAGCGAACCGCACTGGACTAGCCACTTCGCGGCCTTACTGAAAGCGCCGAACTCCACTAGCGGCTTGTCGATGTTGCCGCCCTTCTCGATTATTCTGAACACGGCTATCTCCTTCGAAAAGGCCCCGAAGGGCCAACTGCACTACGCCAGATCGTCTTCCGCTTCGATAGCGTCAAACCCGTCATCGGTAGGCCGCGAAGCGCCGCCGAAGCTGTCGCCCGGGCCGGCAAACTGCACACCGAGCAGCCCGCAGCGCATGCCGCTATGCTTGCCCGACTGCGCCCACAACTCGACCTTGGCGTTTACGTAGCAGCCCGCGTAGATGATGCCTTCCTTGCCTGTGAGGCGTTGCGCCTTGCCCGTGGCCGGGTCCATGATGTTGTGCAGGAACAGCGGCGCGCCGTCCTTCTGCTTGCGCACTGCCGACAGAGCCCAGCGGTCTTCGAAGCCGTCATACACTTCGCCCGTTCGGTCCTTCTTGTTCTTCGTGTACGAGAAGGCTTTCTTGTCGCCGCGCAGGTCTTCGAGCATGGATTCGTGGTTCTTCGGCCATGCTTGCGACGCTTCCTTTTTGATGGCAACCTGAATCAGCTTGTCGTTCTCGCTGCCCGGCTCGACGATAAACGTGGCGGTGTGGCGGAAATCGCCCTTGCCTTCATACTGGCCCGGTTCGAAAAGGTCATCGATAAACGCGATGCGCACGTGTTTCAACTGAACGATAGTACCCATAATTTCCTCAGCAAAGATCGTCTTCGACGGTTTCAAATCCGTCTTCGACTGGTTTGATTTCAATGGCTGGACGCTTGTCCGATTCGTGAACCACATGCGGCTTGCCGTCAGGCTGAACGATCAATTGCTCGATCTGCTTCAGGCGTCGCGGCTGGTCCTTTAGCGCTTCGAGAATCGGCTTTGGGCCTAGCAGCTTGAAGCTGTACATCTGGTCAACCTTCATCTTGAACTTCTTCATGAGGTTTTCCGCTTCCTCGTCGCTCGACCACGCACGGTTACCCCGCCGGCCGGCGACGACCTTGACACCGGGCACGGTGCGACCTGCGAACACCTCCAGTTCGATGCGGGCGCGTACAGCCTTGATCCAATCCTCGATCAGTTCCAGGTGTTCGAACTTCGCGCCCAGGTCCTCGACAGGCAGTGCTGCAGTGTCCGCCATTATGCCGGGGGTGTCGAACCCCATCTCGATCGTCTCTTCGACCTTCGCGAGCAGCGCGGGGCAAACCGCCTTTGCCTTGCACCACTGGCAAGCCTTTTCGCTTGGTGCGAAGTCTTCCTCCTTAAGTGCGCGCTCGCCTCGCATGCGGTGAATCATGATCGCCTTTTCGGCTTTCGGACGGTTCTCCACAACCCACGCCTCGATCGCTTCCGGCGTCGTACTCCATTCATCCGAAACGCCGCGCGCCGGCTGCTCGATTACGAGATTGACTTCGGTGAACTCTTCTGTCAGGCCGAACTTGACGAGCCCTCCAGAGCCGTACATCAGCAGCTGCGAATTCCATTCGGCGCCCACCTCCTGCCAGCCAAACTTCGCATCGATCACATCCTTTGACGAATGGCGATCAGGCCAGGTGACGATGAGCACCACATCGCCACGTCCAGTAGCGCCCACTTCGCCCGTGATGTGCTCAATCGGCAGGTCCTGCTCAAGTTCGATAGTGACCGTGCAGCCTTGAAGCTCGTAAGACCCGATGCGCTCGCGCACATTGTCAACAACGGTCTGCACGTCCTTCGCAAGCTCTGCGTTGACCGTGTGCCCGAACTTCAGCACGTGGCCGTCGTATGACATCGCGTCTACGTTGAATTGCAGGCACAGGGTCAGCAGTTCATGCTTGTCGGAGCCGAGATCAGCGGCTTTCCGGTCGCCTTCCGGCTGGCCTTCGTTCATCGCGAGTGAATTAGCGCACGCCAGAAACATCGCGGATTTAGATGGACTGGCTAGCGCGTGGTATTCGTCACTCATGCGAAGCCTCCGGATCGATTTCGCCGGCCGCGACTTTCGTCATGTAATCGACGTATCCGGGCCACTGCTGCTCAGTCAGCTTCATGGCCGACGAAACGCCGAAGCGCGCCAAGCCAGCAATGGCTTTCTCGCGGCTGATCTTCGAGACGGCATTCGTGGCGCGCTTTACGTCGTCATAGGTTACCGGCGCGGATCCGGGCGACGAAGCTTGCGAAGTGCTCGAAGCGGTTTCGGATTTCTTCGTTTCGTTTGGGGCGTCTTTATTTATCGCCTTGAGTTCTGCGACGACTTCGGGCGGCAGCGAAGCGCTACCCGCTCCGGGCGCCTGCATGCTGCCAATCGCTTTCGTCAAAGCCTCTACCGCTGCGGTCAGTTCCGCAATGCGTGTTTCAAGCATCAGTCATCTCCTTCAGGAAGTGAAATTTACCAACTGCGGCTCATAATTTAGGCGCGCGAATTTTTCCTGTCAAGAGAATTTTGCACTTGCACTAGCGTTTTGCATTTGCTATAGTTCGTTTCAGGAGGTGTGCCATGTCAAATATCAAGTACTTCAACGGTGAAGTGGAACTTAAGAACATGTATGGAATGAGCAACAAAGATTTCTCGCTTGCCTTTCCTGGCGTGAAGGGTCTGGCCTACGATGGCTTCTCCAAGAGGGTTGGCTACCCTCTTACGGGCAACGGCGGCCCTCTCCCTGTGGAACGCGTCATCGAGTACAAAAGCAATCCATCCAAACACGTATGCGATTCGCGCTGCGTGAATGCCCAAGGCAAGATTATGAGGTGCGAATGTTCCTGCGGCGGCGTCAACCACGGTAAAGGTGCGTTTACGTCTTTGCTATAGTCCAGTCACTAGCCAGGGGGCACATAGTGTGGATTGTCAAGTTTTACACGGGGGCCGAATGGCCCCTCATCAAGAGCGACTTCGGCATCGAGCTTGAATGCGCGGGCGCAACGCGCGAGCAGGCGGAAAAGATAGCCGCCATTCTTAACGAGCATTACCAGGAGAAATCATGAAAGCATTTCACGGCGATCCGGCCATCAAGGAAAGGTATCTCGCGCGTCTCAAGGCACATCACGCAGCGGATGAAATCATTCAGGGCACCGGTTACAACGGTACTCACGGCTGCGCAGTCGGCTGCACACTGAACCAGTACGACCATCGGGCCTACGAAAACGAGCTCGGACTGCCTCGATGGCTCGCACATCTTGAAGACCGGATTTTCGAAGGTCTGCCGCCTGTTGCCGCGCAGCGGTTCGCGGTTGACTTTCTGGAAGCGGTACCTGTCGGCGCCGATGTCGAAAGGGTGCGCTGGCTGCTCGCGGCGCGGTCGGCGGCGGAGTCGGCGGCGTGGTCGGCGCAGTCGGCGGCGCATTTCAGCTGGGAAGCCGAGACGCTTCTCGAATTGCTGCGCGACGCTCCGCAGGCTGCGGAATGAGTACCGCAAAGTTCAAGCAGTGGATGGCAACCTCCACGCCCGATGAAAAGAAGGAACTCGCCATCAAGGCGAAGACTTCGCTTAGTCTTCTCTACCAGCTCGACTACGGCACGCGAAACGCAAGCGCGGATCTCGCCGGCCGCATCGAGCAGGGCGTGAAGTCGATCAACCGGCGCAGGCGTCATACGCCGCTTCCCGAAGTCATGAGAGGCGATCTGTGCGAGACCTGTTCGAAATGCCGTTTCTACAAAGGGAGTTGCGAATGAAAGAATTCCTGATACTGCGGCTGCGCAATGCCGCGATAGCCTGCGACCAGCGGGGCGATCACAACATGGCCGAGATCATCACCGAAGCGATTGACGAACTGGAACCGCCTGTTCTGGAGAAGAAAAGCTATTTCTCTAGCGAACTGGTAAATGACGCGCTCATACGTGCGGGATGGAAACCGAAATGAATACGAAAAACGTAAG